ATATATTAGTTTTAAAAACTAATATATCTTTTGATATTAAATTAATTAATAAAAGCATTATTTAATGCAATTAGAAGAGGTGTAAAACGTGGCGAGTCTAGAACATTTCTTAAGATTAAATAAGGTGAAAAATTGTTACCATTTAAAAACGATGACATAATACTTGGTGAAAAACCAGATACAAGTGCTGTGCCATTATCAGCAACAGAAACAGGAAAGTCATTACTTGAACCACAAACATTCCAAAAAACAATATCAGGGCGTTTATATCCACAGGCAATATATTTTCTATCAATTTCTTGAAAATTTGTACAATTTGAATTACAATCTGCAACATCAAACTGCATATCTGATATAATAAAAACACGTTCAGGCATATCATTTTGGGACAAACCATGTATAGTAGCTTTTTGCAAAATTAAGTCAAATGTTGCTTGTAAATTTGTTGAACCACCCCAATTTGCTTGTTTGAGTTTGTGATAACGAATCAAAAGGCTTTCGTCGCTGACTAAATGAAATGTTGGTTTTTCACTAAAAGTAATGATATGATTATGAAATTGACCTTCTACGGTGTTAGCTCCCAAAAGAGATAATCCAATAGCTACGTCCATTGGACAAAATGATTTATTTTTTTGACAACTTTTATTATTCCAACTTGACATACTACTACTTACATCGCATACAAATAGGCAATCTTTCAAACTTCCCAACTTTTTTGCTTCTTCTTCTAGAACTTTCCATTGAGCTTCAGACACTTGATCATTATAATTTTTAATTCTAAGTTCATGTATTAATTCATGTGGAAATAATTGTTTTGCTTTTACCGTCACTTCGCCATTTTTAAGCTTATTTTTCCAAATAGAAAACTGTTCTGGAGAATGTCTTTCAAAAGCTTTTTTTAAACGCTTCATAGCGCAAGAAGGAACTTTACTGTAATCAATATTATCCCAATTTTTTTCGCACATATATCTTTCGACAACATTTATGTATTGTCTTAAGGGAGAAATATATTGTTTTCTGTAAATTTTTGGAGTAATACCCATAACTTTAGTAAGAGTATCAACTACTCCATACTTGCGATCGTATGAGTCGTTTTCAGTTGGAGCCCATTTGGCACAAATAGAAGTAGGATTTCCGGCGCTCATTTCAAATTTGTCATTTGTTAGTTGATGACCAAAAATTCTTACAATAGATAATTGAAGTTCTTGTAATTGAGATAAAGATGCGTTAGAGTTATATTTTACAATCATATCATTTGTCAAATTCAATACTCCTGGCCATAACTCTATTAGATCATCCCAACGACCATATTCAGAAATAAGCGGAGCTACATTGATAAATTCTTTTGGATAATTAATAAAAAGCCATATAAGAGACAAACGTCCTAGTTCACGTTCGCCTTTACCACCTCTGCAGTCACGAATGTGAAAAACTAACAAAAAAGTATCAATTATATTTTCTTGTGCAGATTTAATCAAATATTCATATAGTCTTGAAGTTTCCAACCCACGAACAGCTTTAAAGAATAAACTTACACGTCCATTAGTTTCGCCCGTAATATCTGGAGATTCTAAAGAAACAGCTCCATTCCATGTTTTTGCAGAGTCTGACATTGCTCTTGAGAAATTAGATGCCATTTATTATAAATAAAATAGTCTTTCTTTAAATTTGAATTTAACAAGAAAGTTTACTATTATTTAAAATTGATTTTAAAAATAAATAACGAAACAAATAATAAATGGATTTGCCACATGTAGAATGGAAAGATGCTCCAAATTCAGTCACAATTAAAAAACCTAATGGTGAAATTATTGATATGGAAGTTGGAAATTTTATTAGTATTCGCGATTCACTATCTGGTAAAGAAGTATTTTTTAAAATAGATGCATTTTATGGCAGTGAGAATGATATTGGACCAATTTCATTTGATTATCGCGAAGTTGATACTAAAAACAAGTGTTTTTTTGAAACACCATTTTGTTTCAAGATGGGATCAAAAACATTTATTATATGTTATCCATCTGGTATTTCAAAATATGGATATCATTTAAATAATGATGAATGGTCATCTATTGTTATATGCAAAAAAGATGATATTGAGAATCTTTACAATTGTTATTAAATTGATTTATTCAAATCAATTTGTTATTAAAAAATCTTTACATTAATTTATTTAGCACAGGTAGTGGTACCCAAATCATGCGATTGCGTTACATTGTAACCACGCAAACGGAGTGCTTCGTAAATGTCTTCAGGCATTAAAGTTTTTGTATTATGCTCAGAATTAACCACAAGAGCGGCTACAATAATGTCTGAAAGATATTTTTCGGCAGTCTTACGAATATTATTATAACAATCATCAGAAAGGCTTTTTACTCCTGCCCGACGAGCAAGACGTGTGATAGAAGGTTTTGTAATATGATTCATTTTGTATTTGAACATTTAAGCTTTAAGTCTCTTAAAACATTCACTTCAAATCAAATCGTGACTTAAAAGGGAAATAAATAACATTAAATAAAATGGATACAACGCAAAAAGCTGTAGCAAAAAAGAAGAAAACTAGATTCTTTGAGACTTATATTTCAAGGGTTCTAAAACAAGTGTCTGAAACAAATGGAATAACTTCAAATTCTAAGCAACAATTGAATAGCGCACTTTGTTTAATTTCTCGTTTGATAGCTACAACTGTTATTACTTTAACTGAAATGGCAAAAAAGAAGACTATGTCCGAAAAAGAAGTAAAGAATGCTCTAATTTTGGTTTTACCAGGCCAATTAGCTATTAATGCGATCACCCAAGCAGAAAAGGCTGTTCTCAGTTTCGGAAAAGATGATAATATTAAAGGAACAAGCAGACAAGAAAAAGCTGGCATTTTGTTTGCACCTGCTATTACCGAAAAATTTCTTCGCAATTTTGGATATTCTAAAGTTATGGTTACAAGTTTAGCACCTGTATATTTGGCTGGAGCTCTTGAGTATTTGACATCTGAAATTTTAGAAAATGCTTCTACGTCTGCAAAGGATAATAAAAGAATTAGAATTAATATTCGTGATTTAGAGTTGGCTGTTCGTAATGATGAGGAGTTGAACATATTTTTTACAAAAAATCATATATCTTTTCTTGGAGGAGGTGTTACTCCTTTTATTCATCCATCTTTACTTATCAAGAAAAATCGAGCAAAAAAGCGTGTTAAAAAAGTTATTCCTACTGAAGTTGAGGTTGAAGGAGAAGGTGACAAAAAGAAACATCGCTTTCGACCTGGAACAGTATCACTTCGAGAAATTCGTCGATATCAAAAAATGAGTAATTGTCTTACTTTTGCCAAATTTCCGTTTGAAAAATTGGTTAGAAATGTTGTTAGTACACACAATACTACTCCAATGAAAATCAGCAAAGATGTTTTTATTGTGTTGCAGTATTTTATTGAACAACAAATTACATCTCTTCTTCGCAATGCTAATTTTGCAGCTATTCACGCTGGCCGTGTAAAGTTGATGCCAATTGATATTGATTTTGTAAACGCTATTTCAAGTGGAGAACTAAATCCTTATCAGCAAAAGTCTCTAGATACTAATGATACTACACTAGAAGTTGTAGAACAAGAAAATACTGTTGATGACGAAATTGAAGAAGAAATTGTTGAAGAAGAAATTGTTGAAGAAGAAGACTTGTAGATAAAATATATTAACTTAAAAACACATTTATTAACTAAAAATGACAACTAAAGAGGATACACCTCAACCTAGTCATATTATGACCGGTGATTATGCTGCTCTAATGGAAACAAATGGAACTGAGTATGAAAGTTGGTATTATTTTATTAGACGTGAAGGAAATGAAGAAGCTCTTAAGCATCTACAAGACCAACTTGAAAAAATAAATTGGTATATTCTTGATGATCTTAGTACTTTTGATCTCGATCTTGATCACTATGTGAGCGCTGCAACCGCTAAAGAAATGACCAAACTTGAGCTTAATTCATACGCTTTTCATCGAAAATTTGATGGAAAATTGCAAAAAATAAATTTTAACTTTAAAAAGAAGGACTCTCGAGATAACGAGAAAAGCAATGAGCGTATGATGTGTAAAGTCTTTGACCTTTTAGGATATGGTCAAATTGAAGATTATATTAGCGATGAAGATTTAGACGAAGAAGATTTAACAGATAATGAATCATCTGATTCAAAAAGTAATGAAGAATCTGATGACGAGTCAGATTCGGACTCAAAATCTGGATCACCTAAGTCTAATAATCTAGGAAAAAAAGGTCTTCCACCATCACTTGTAAAAACAGATCTTCCACGGTTTGCCAAACTCAAGCAACGCCATAAACGTTAATTGTTTTATTTTTCTTAATTTTTAACCATAATTAAGAAAATAATATACTAAATATATTTTTTAGCAATACTGTTTTTTTGTGATCTTTTAAAAATTATTACAATTAATATCACAAACGTTAGAAAAAAAAGAAAAACAATCCAAATGTGAGTATACGAGTGTTTTTTTTTAGTATTTTCGGACGCTATCATTTCTAATATGTTAAACGGTCGTCCTTTATTTTTTGAAACAACAAGCTCATTGCAATAAATCACACAATTTTCAAGTGTAAACAAATCATCATGTGGATCAGAATCATACATTGATGGAATTGGATCAATCCATGGTAAACATCTTCCATTTACACATTTAAATTTCTTATTTTTGTTTATCATTACAAAAATTGGTGAAATCCGAGTTTCTATCCATTCGCTAGAAGGAGGAAATGAGTCAAAACTTGGAAATATATTATCTCCCAATGCGTAAAAATAAAGAGGAACTGTATTTGGAACTTGTTGAATGTATGTTGTAAAATATACACAATTTTCTTTAATATTATACGGATCGTACATTAAATACATATCCTTTGTATTATACGGAAATTCTTTTGCCCTCTTTGCGCAAAAAATTTTCATACCAATAGGTATAGGTCTAAAACTAGGAGAAACTCCGTAAAAAGTTCCCGCTAAAACCCAACCAGTACCTTTATTTTCTGTACAATCAAACTCAATGTTACCATTTTCTTTTTTATGTTTTTGTGGACCGCCTATATACCCTAAAATTGTATTTGTGTTCAAATCAATATAATGCCAAATACAATAAGGAATTATATCATCATCAATCATTTTATTTAGAGAAAAGTTTTTATCTAACTAAAATTTATTATTCAAAACTGAATTCCATTTCTATACAATTCGGTTTCTATAAAATCTTTAATATTTTCCAGTTTTATATCATGAGGTACTTCAATTAAAAGTATTCCTTTTTCTTTGCATATTCGTCTTTTCATATCATCTCTATACTTTTGATTTAAAAATGCTTCTTTGTTTTTATGAAAAAATGGTATATATTTGTAGTGTTGAATACCGTTATATTCAACTGCAATTTTGAGTTCGGCATCAAAACAATCAAGTTCTAAATTAAAATCACCACCTGTGACTGGGTTTCTTAAAAAATTAGGTCTTTCTTTATTAAAAGGTTTTTTGAACAAAAATTGTAATACACGTCTGCATTCAGCCTCTCCTTTACTTTCTCGAGGAGGCTGACTTTGCGGATAAAAATTTTTATTTTGATTTTGCTTTTGCTTAGAAAGAAATGATAGATTGAAATTTTGTTTTCTTGTCCACGTTCCTTTTTGACCTGTAATTCTTCGATATAAACCAAAAAGTATAATAAAAATAATGCAAAATCCAAGAATTATTTCAAATCCGTAATTTTCCCATTTTTCTTTTATAATTGATAACATTTATTTATAGTGTACAAATTTAATTAGTCAATTTCTTCTGCCGAACCATTATATTGTACAAAAATATCTGTCTTACATACTGGACAATTTGGTTTATATTTACCCCACTCTGTAATACATTGTGGATGATAAATATGACCACAATCTAAAACTGATACAACATCAGCATCATCAAAATTATCTGTGCATATAGAGCATGAATCATAATTTTTATCTGTTGTGTTGTATTTTTGTTCATTAATTTCAATTAAGACATTTTCATTTTTGCGTAGACATAAATCATTTTCACTATTTTGTAATGCTATTTGAAGAGGATCTAATACATTAAAAAATGGCTCCATAACTGTTACCATATTCATTATAGCAAACAAAGCGTCTGATGTATTATCATCGTACTGCAATTGCGAAAATACATCAATATATGTTTCATTGTGAACTTGAAATCGAATATTTGAAGGCATTTGTTTTATTTATATATGAAAGAATGTTTTCTTAATTCAATTTAGTAAAAAGGACTATGATTCCAACCAAGTTCTTCAAATAATTCTTTGCAAATTTCGTCATGAAAAAATTTTCGGTCAATTGTTTTAAGAATAATAAATTCTTCCTTCTTGCACGAATGTCGATGTCTACTCAGTAATTGAAATAATACATATTGTGTGTTGATAAAATTTTTACGATTTATATGTTTAAATTTTTTGTCGTACAAATCTGTAAGAACATCAAAATCGTCAAGAAGTTGTTCTTCTAAGTAAGAAATATCATCGGGTTTTATATCTGTAAAATTATAATGAATTAAATGCACATTTTCGTAATGTTTAGAATATCCAAGCTCTTTTAAAAAAATAAGAATATGATTTTTAGTAACTCCGCTAAATTTAATAGCTTTAGAAACTCCTGTGTATTCTTTTAACAAATGATGCAGCCTAAATTGAGATTCTAAATCATCGTATATTTTTTGATTAATAGTACTATTTTGTTTTCCTTGATATTGATTTATGCAATCGCGAAAATGAACTTTTCTGTCGTAAGTATATTTACTTGAAATATTAACTCTATCAATATCAGTGTAAGAAGAATTGTGCTTCATTACAGTTTGTCTTGAGTAACAATTTGTGCATATGTAAGTATTTACATTAACAACATCAAAATCTTTTTTATTGTTGCAATTATTACAACTAATTTTTTGTGGTTTGCTCTTTTCAATTTCAATATCAACGTATTTAGATGCTGCTTCCATATACAAATCAATAATACGAAGTTTTTCTTTGTCATTTTTGACTACTTTACCCATAAAACTTACTTTAATAGGAATTTTTAACATTTCTTTATATTGTTCTATAAAAGGTATAGTTTCCATAATATAAAAATGATGCTGCTTGTGAGATGTTAGATCATTTACGTAAATGCATAATTCATCTCGAGCTTTTTCAAGACTAATTCTTATTCTACGTCTAAGAGTTTCATTTTTTAATGAATCTTCTATTTCTAAAAGCTTCTCTTTGTGTTCAGGTAGTTTTAAGAACTCTTCCTCAAAATTCTTACGTATGTTGGCATCTATACTCAAAATATCTAGTTCTGACATAAACTTTATTGGTTCACTAGTCTCATTTAAGCTCGCATTTTTCATTTTTTGTTTTAATATTTAAAGTATATTTTTTGTTAAAAAGAAAAATTATCTTGCGCTAATATAAAAGAATGTCATCCATCTCTACTTCTAATGTAACGTCGGGATTTATTGATCTTGCTACCTTTGATGAAATTGAAAAGTACCTTTATGGTGGTCACGACGCAACTGCTTATTTTGTTCGCGAGACGAGGAAGGCTACTTGGTTCACTCAAGTTCCGGTAGTTTTATCTCGAGCGGCTGGCTCTCCTGCTTTTGGTCAAGAGTGGTCGGTTGCTATTTCACGTGCAGGCGATTATATGCTTCAGACTTGGCTTCGTTTGACGACTCCGGCCGTTACTGTTAATACAGCTGCTCAAGGTACTACTAATAATCGTATCCGCTGGACTCGAAATTTTATGCATAATATTATTCGTGAATGCTGCATCACGTTTAACGATTTGATTGCGGCTCGTTTTGACAACTACCATCTTGATTTCTGGGCTGCTTTTACTGTCCCCGAAGGCAAACGCAATGGTTACAGTAATATGATTGGTAATTTTGATGACATGGTTCAACCTCAGGAATCAATTCCATCTTTTACTTTGAACTTACCTCTTCCTTTCTTTTACAGTCGTGATAGCGGTGTTGCACTTCCTACCGCAGCACTTCCGTATAACGAGATGCGAATTAATTTTTACTTCCGTGATTGGAATCAACTTTTAATTCTTGAACAAACTCCCGTCGGCAACGAATCAAGGAAAGATGTTATTCAAGCATCGGATCTGACGCCGGCTCAAGTTCCTGTTTTGGGAAATACACAAGTTTGGGCCAACTATGCTATTGTTTCAAACGATGAACGCAAGCGTATGGCATGCGCCCCTCGTGATATTTTGATTGAACAAGTGCAGACTGCTCCTCGTCAATCTTTTACTCCTTCTACTAACGCTCAACAATCTTTTGATATTCGTTTCTCTCATGCTATTAAGGTTTTGTTCTTTGCTGTTCGCAACACTACAAACAATGCTGAATGGTCTAACTACCTTACATCGTCTCCTGTATTTGACACATCCCCCTTTTCTGTGAATTTTATTCCCCCAGGTGCTGCCGCTGATCCTATCTTCCAGACTTCTCTCATTTACGAGAATACTAACCGTCTAGCTCAGATGGGTTCTGACTATTTCTCGTTGGTTAACCCGTGGTACCATGCTCCTGTAATCCCGCGAGAGGCTGGCTACCATAGTTATTCGTACTCTCTTGACTTTATCAGTCTTGACCCTATGGGTTCTACAAACTATGGAAAGTTAACTAATGTTTCTATTGTTCCTGAAGCTAGTCAAATGGCAAAGACTGGTGCCGCTGGAAATGTGGCTGGGGCGCAACCAGGTGTAAACTTTGCGCAAAAGTACGAATTTATTGTTACAGCTGTCAATAACAACATTATTCGAGTTAGTGGAGGTGCTTTGGGATTCCCAGTTCTTTAAGAAAGTTCCTCTTTACCTTTTTTTTATGATAAATAACATAAAAAAATAATATTATAATGTTTTAAAAATAAATTTGGTTTAAAAGTATAAAAAATACTATAAAAACAAAATGACAATAGGATTGTTAGAAAAAACTATTACTAAAATAAATAGCATAATGGAAACTAAAAAATGTTCGGATTGGAAACCAGATACTGAAGATCCAAGATATATTAAATACAAATGTCATTGTGGAAAAGATGGAAGAACTCTTAAACAAGGAATTTCAAGACCTACTTGGAATGGTTGTTCTGAATGTTCAAAAAAGAAAACTTCAAATGAAGTGAAAGAAAACATAATAAAAATTATTGAAGAAGCTGGTTATGAGCTTGTATCAATAGAAGAAGGTAGAAATGTTAATTATAAATGTAAACATGCGAGTTTTCATATACACTCATCAAACTGTCAAAGAGGTAACTTTCGAGGAGGTTGTAATATATGTAAATACCAAGAAAAAGAAGAAAAAATAGTAAAAGAAATTCAAGAACCTATTCCAATCTTACTGGAAAGAGGAGAATGGTATAGTGGTCGTCATCAAGGAGGTATTACTGAAACTGAAACTCATATAAAAGTTACTTTTCACTCAGATCAAGGTGGTAAAAGTAAGTCTTTTAGTATAAAGCAATATGGAAGAGATCGTGCTATGAATTTAGCAAGTAACTATAGAATTAGAGAATCTATTACTCGTCAATTGAGTAAAAATAGAATAAGAAGTGTTAAAGTTGTATCACATCCTGTTTTACCAAAAGATTATGAGTTTCTTGAACTATTTCTTTCAGATGAAAAATGTATGATGTTTGAAAAAGAACATTATGATATTATTAAAGATAAATCAATATCTCTTTATAGACAATCAAAAGATAAAACCGAATATGCTAAAATGGAAAAATCTCTTTTACATCGTATATTTTATCCAGAATTTACAGAAGTAGATCATATTGATCATAATGGTCTTAATAATTTAAGATTTAATGTTCGTGAAGGTGCTGGTAAAGTTAATGCTAATAAAAAAGATATTCAAATTAATAATAAAAGTGGTGTAACAGGTGTAATTTTTGAAGATGGTTTAAAATCTCGTTGGAAAGCTCAATGGAATGACTCGGAAGGTAAAAAGAAAACAAAGTCTTTTTCTATTAATAAGTATGGTGAAAATGCATTCATTAAAGCATGCGAATGCAGACAAGAAAATCATCAACTTAAAATGGTTAAGATTAATTCTAGTAACTCTTAGTTTGCTAACCTTTTCATTTTTATGTTATTTAACATAAAAAATAAGAGCAAAAATTATAATTTAATTATTTTAACAAAGAAATATCAAAATTTTTTACTTCTCCTCCATGATCTTGATAAATTTTTCTTCTTGTATTAAAATGCTTACTCAACAAATTATAATCATCAACTAAATCAATTATAATAGGTTTTACGTCTTTTGTTCTAAAAACTCTTCCAAGATATTGAACAAAATATTGTTCTACATCTCCTGCTAATAACAATGCATCTAGTTTTGGATGATCAAAGCCAGTTCCACACTTGCTACTTGTACCTACTAAAATACGACTAGAAACTTTATATTCTTGATTGCTACCAAACAAAGATGTAACATCTTCACCTTCTTCTTCTAGCCTTTTAAATAAATACTCTCCTTGTGCAACACGTTTTGTTAAAACCAAAAAATTTCTATTAGAATAATATTTTAAGAGTTTAATAATTAACTCGTTACGTTCTATATTATTAGCTTGACTATCTAAAACTACACCCCAATTGACTCTACCGTTCTTTGCTAGTTCAATTGTAGGTTTAAATCCTGTGGAAACTTTATATGCTATATGTTCTCTCCAAAGTTCTTTAATAATTTTATATTTTCCAAAATACAAATCCAACAAAATGTTTAACCCATCTGTTCGATATGGAGTAGCTGTTAATCCAATTAAATATCTTGGGTGAACCCATTGAAGACAACGAGATAGAGTTTCGGCCATAATTAAATGCGCCTCATCAACAATCACAGTTCCAATATCAGAAAAAAAAGATTTCCCCATCTTTTCTACATTTTGAGCATTTATAATGTAAAATGAACAATCTTCTTTTTTAGAGCGAGTTGTAAGTTTTTGAACGGACGATACTGGACAGAATGTTTTTATACCTTCTTCCCATTGTTTTATTAATATTATTTTGTTTACGATAATAAGTGTTTTAAGGCCAATATCACAAGCTAATTTCATACTTGTTGAACTTTTACCAAAACCACAATACATTGATAATAAAATACTACCAGAACTACTTAATTGCTTTAATGCTTCTTGCCTGACTTCTTTTTGTTCTGTTCTCAATATTCCTTCAAATTTAAAATCATTTGCTGCCGTAAAACTATCACGAGCAGGCCTTTTAATTTTTAGTTGTGAAGTCGCATATGCAAAAGGTAAATCAATTTCATTTCCTTCAATTTCAAAAGGGTAGATATATCTTGGAGGGGCTCCTCCAAATTTATTTTCAATTTTTATTTCAAGATCACTGTTAATATTTTTTCTGACATCCCACCTAATTGAATCAATATTGACACAAATAGACATTTACTTTATATTTAACAGGTAACTCTTTAACTCTTCTTATTACATGATCCTCAAATGTCAAATTCAAATTTTCCGGTTTTTGGATCTTTTTTGGGTAAAGAGCGCAAAATTTGGACTGGTTTTACAATTGGTTGGTTAGGAAGAGATGTAACTCGTGGGACAACTTGTGGGACAACTTGTGGGACAACTTGTGGGACAACTTGTGGGACAACTTGTGGGACAACTTGTGGTGCAAGTTGTTGATTAGGAAGAGGTGTAACTTGTGGTGTAAGTTGTGGTGCAAGTTGTTGATTAGGAAGAGGTGTAACTTGTGGTGTAACTTGTGGTGTAACTTGTGGTGCAACTTGTTGATTAGGAAGAGGTGTAACTTGTGGTGTAACTTGTGGTGTAACTTGTGGTGCAACTTGTTGATTAGGAAGAGGTGTAACTTGTGGTATAACTTGTGGTGTAACTTGTGGTGCAACTTGTTGATTAGGAAGAGGTGTAACTTGCGGTATAACTTGTGGTGTAACTTGTGGTGCAACTTGTTGATTAGGAAGAGGTGTAACTTGCGGTATAACTTGTGGTGTAACTTGTGGTGCAACTTCTGTAATTGCAATAGGTTTGTTTATTTGTTTGTATAAGTATTTTATTGCAAAAAATAATAAAACAATCATACATATACAAAAAAAGACAAATAAAATTATACGTATATATTTCCATATTGAACTAGTTGATTCTTGATCTGGATCTGGTTCTGAGTCTGGATCTGGTTTTGAGTCTGGATCTGAGTCTGGATCTGAGTCTGGTTTTGGTTCTGGTTTTTTTGTTTTTGGTTCTGGTTTTTTGGTTTTTGGGTCTGGTTTTTTTGTTTTTGTTTTTGATTTTGAGTCTGGATCTGGTTTTTTTGTTTTTTCAGGTTCACCTCTTACTTTTTTTTCTTGAGAGTAATATTCAGGTGGCTTACTTTTTGTCATTTCAGAAAATTTTTTATCAAGTTGAGCTAATGTTTTTAAAACGGGTGGTTTAGAAGCAGTAAGCATTACAATACCTCCTCCTGGAAAAGTTCCTTTTGGTGTTTTAATTTGGACTACGCTATCAAATTGTGACAATTTATTATGTGGATACATAGGCATTTTAAAGTATCCTTCGTCTGCCCATTTTTCTCCCCATGAATTACGACAGTACCAATATGGTATATCTTTTTTGGTACCAGAGTTGTCAATAATAACATCTTTTTGAATTCCCCAACCAATTATAGCGATTGCATGAGAACCTATGTAATTCAAAGGATCTGTTTGCGTTTCATCAAATTTAATGTCTCCACTATCATAGTTACATGTTTCTAAATACAATCCTCCATTTAATTTAGAAAATGCACCCGTTCTAAAATTTTTAAATACTACAAAACCACCTTGTACTGGACCTTTGTAAAATATATGTTTTTTAATAGTATTTGCAAAAGTTTCTGGATCCATTCGACTTGATTGTAATGAAATTGATTTAGGCTGATCTATATAATAAAGGTAATGAGGTATACTTGCATCGTAGCATCCAACATCTGGAATAAGCTCGGAGAGGTTTAATTGTGCTTTTTCAAAATGTGCGGTTGCTTTTCCATTACAAGATGCATTTTCAGAGCACCATGAATAATCTATGCAATGGGCTGTTGCAATACCATTATCTGAAATATCTTGATAAAGTTTAGCTGGATTTCCGCCTTGACATTGATTTTGCGGATACGCTGCTAGACACCACGTTGTAGAAAGATTAGGAATCCAATCAACAGTACCCGATACAACATGGTTATCTGCAACGATTCCTGCAACTGATATTGCCCAACAACTTCCGCATAAAAGTTGATTTCCTGGTTTAGACATTAAAGCAGATTTTTCTTTTCCGTCTGTTTTCCAATTAAAATTTTTTGGAAGCGGCGTATCTAACGCTGCTAATCCTGGGTGATCTGAAAGTTTGTATACAGGCAACAAATCAAACTGAATACTTGTGTTTATAGGTGGGATAATTTGAGGAGGATAAATAGAAGCCGCTCCGAGCGCACCTTTAGGACGTATTGTATGTTCACCTACGACAACTGGTTTTGCGCTTCGAAGGTGTTTTTCGTAGTCTACATCTAAATTTAAGCTCATTTGTCTAAGTAAAGATTATAGTTTTTACTTAATTTTTAGTCTTCTGTTTGTGTATTTATAGGATTTTCTCGTAAAATACATGAATAAATATGCCAACCCATTACAATAAATTTCATCAATTCTGACTTGCTAAATGAGTGCTCAGGAGATTCGTTAGTTTCACCATCACGAATTGCTTGTTCCTGAAATTGATAAGACATAAAAAATTCACCAATGTGTTGAAGTTGACGTGGTAAAAGTCGATCATTTTCAATAGAATCAGCAAGATTCCTGAGAAAAGGAATTAAACTCGCATCTGCATTATCTGACCCTTCCATATTTAGAACAAAAATTTTAATTCTTTAAGCAATCAAGAATTAATTTTAAATTATTAAATCTTGTAAAATCCATTGGAAACTTTGATTCTGTTCGCTCAAATTTTGTAAATGGCAAATCATCAATTCCTAATTATATAAACTTTAATTCTGATATTCCAGTAACTTTAGAGTTGACTGGAATAGAAACAACAGAAACATTTTTTGATACAGCAGCTACAGGTTTTAGTACTAATCAAAAATCAATTTCTGCATCTGAATTTGTTCAAGGAGCTACGTTTGAGTACTATTTATGCATAAATACAAGCGAAACTACACCAGTAGAGGTAGGGCTAATGTTAATAGATACAGATAATACCTCAAAAATATGTAATACACAAATTCAAGGTAGTGGAGACACATTAGTAAAAATTATTTTAAAAGTAGTTAGCGTGACAGATGACACCACCACAAAGTTTTTTTGGTCGGGATATATATTTGGTGATACAACACCGATAATCGATGACGAAAATGTCACTACGCCGGACAGGTCAAAAAATACTAATTTTTATCCTCGTCTGTATGCTAATGCGGGTCAGGGTGGTAATAACAACGATTTAACTATAAAGAACTTCTACTTTCGGCGCATTTGTTAATTTTACATCAGACTTATTTTATTAAATTATTTAATAAAATAATAATAAACATATAGTTATTTAATAATTACCAGCATGATGACGCATGTGGTTAGCGTTGCGGGCTTGACTAAGATAATGTGCTTCTCGACCTTGCTGGTGAGTATAAGCAGTTGCTCCTTGACCGGCAGTTGCTCCTCGTCCGGCAGTCGCGCCTCGGCCGGCAGTAGATCCTCGGCCGGCAGTAGATCCTCTCATATGTTGAGCATCATGTTTATTGTACGAGTCATAACCACATGTAGACTGAATATATGATCCATACTGATTTCCAAAATTGCCAGCGATTGTATTAATATTATCAAGTTCTTGGCGGCGATCTAAACTGGTTTTAGCCTGATCGCTACCGTAAAAATTACCAGCAATGCCATTTGCTGAAAGAGTAATATATTCCATGTACTGTGGTCGAGAAACATTGTTCTCAACGTCAACACGATCAGTTGCGCTGTTGCAACCGGCGCGCTTGGTGTAGAAAGAGTCGTTGCAGACTTGCCTTCCGGTCGTGTCCATGCCATTCCAGATTGGACAGACCATATTTGTAGGATTAAAAAATCTATCGGATTCAACCCGACTCGCCCATGCTGTATCGACCTTGCAAGTCCTAAGTGCAGATTCAAGAGATATGCTTCCTGCTGACATTTTTATTAGTTAACAAGAGAAATAAATTTTTACAAGATAAAATTTTGCAAAAGTCAAAAAAATAATTAAACAAATTTCAAATAATATAATATTTAATAATTTGCACAAAAAGTTATTAATTTATTCTTTATTGTTTACTAAAAGAAACTTCAATACTATATTCGCGTTAATGTCAAATAGACTTGTGCAATAAAGATAACACATAGCTCTTTACAAGGAAATGCTTACAATTTAAAAATAAAGTTAAAGAATTAAACAATGTCTTCCGTAAATTTTACAAGATATCTTTGGAATAGTTTTATTAAAAAACAATAATTCTTAAAAATATTTATTTTATTAAATGACTGTTATTAATGGAATTGAAATTGATATCAAACGAGTACCTGCCGATGATATTAAATTAGCAATTATGAACAATGATCCTCTTGATAATGTGCTTCATGTAATAGCAGTCATATCAAACCCGTGTCAATTTGCAAAGAAATATATGTTAGCAAGAGAGTTTTTAAGCAGAATGGAGCTTGAAAAAAATATTAAAATATATATGGTTGAACTAGCTTATGGTGAGCAAAAATTTTACGTTACCGAAGATAATAATCCAAGACATTTACAGATTAAAAGTAAAATACCTTTATGGCATAAAGAAAATTTAATAAATATGGGAGTAAAAGAATTGCTACCCAAAAATTGGAAAGCAATGGCCTGGGTTGATGCAGATATTGAATTTGAAGACCCAAATTGGGCTTTAAATACTCTAAAAGTTTTAAATGGATGTAGAGATGTTGTGCAACTTTTTAGTCACGCTATTGATATGGATATTTACCATAAAGCTATAAATATTTTTCCAAGTTTTGGTTTTCAATATATAAAAAATAACAATTATGAATCATCTGGAATTAATATGTGGCATCCCGGATATGCTTGGGCTTGTACAAAAAAAGCATATGATAAAATGGGAGGATTATATGATGTAAGTATACTTGGATCTGGAGATCATTGTATGGCTTTTTCTTTTATTGGTCATCCTGCATCTATTTTGAATAGCGGACAAACAGAAGGATATAAAGAAACTCTTGCTCAATTTCAATTTCGATGTTCTCAACTACGTTTAGGTTATATTCCTGGAGTTATTCTTCATCATTTTCATGGTTTAAAAAAAAATCGAAAATATAGTGAAAGATGGCAAATTCTTGTAAAACATCAATACGATCCAACAATTCACATAAAAAAAAGAAAAGATGGTCTAATAGTACCAACATCAGATGCTCCACAACAATTGTTAAACGAAATTATGGAATATTTTTTTGAAAGAAATGAAGACGAAAATTTAAATCAATATTCTAATTGTTAATCAACTAAGAATATTTGTAAGTTTTTAAATATTGCTATTTAAAAAATGTATGAGTCCAAGGAAAATTTTAGATCTGGACATAGTGGTGAATTTTGGCATGGTGGCGGTAATCATGGTGGTAATCATATTTATTATGGTGGTCATGGTCATAATCGTCATGACGATCATTATGGTCATGGTCACCATTATGGTCATCATGGATGGATAGGGATTGGTCATGGTTACAGAGATTTTGGTCTGTTAAATTATTGCGAACCTGGAACTTATTTTGACAGATATACAAATTTTTGTGTAAAATCTGTTAATGAAAATAATCAAAATAATCAAAATAATCAAAATAATCAAAATAATCAAAATAATCAAAAAGATGAAAAAAATGAAGAACCATCTAAAAAGACATGCTCAGATAATCAATATTATATTATTATTTTTTCACAAATCATTTTTCTGGTAGTTTTTATGGTAGTAATTAATCAATTTTTCCAGAAACAACAAAATTAGAAATGAAATATTTCTTCTAGTTACAAATAAAAATTAAAATCATGACTTGTGTTTACTCTTTTGATTATACTACTTTGACAAGAGAAGAAAAAAAAACTGATGATAAAAGCATAATAATGCATAAAGCCTCACATCAAGGAAACAATATTTGCAAACCTTTAATACATTTTAACTCTCAAATACATCTTTACACTGAAAATAGTGGATGTACATTTGAGGTTGTATTCAAAAACAAAAAGATTAGTGTCTCGACTTTATGCGATGGTCATGATGGATATTTTGCTTCCTACATGGTGACAAGCATTATACCTGATTTATTTTCTGATTACATTGAAAAAACAAATGGTGATATTTATACAGCTCTTGAGCTTTTGTTTGCGGAATTGATATTTTATTTGACAAAACTTGGTGACGATCTGGTAAATAGCAAAACTACATGTAATGTGATGGTTTTTGACTCAACAGAAGAAAAAGTATATGTTGCTAATCTTGGCAATAGCTTGTCTCTTCGATACAGAAAACAAGATGGAAAATACAATTTTATTTGGAAATCAAAAGAACAAGATTGCACATTTCCATTTCCTTCTATATTTAGTACAAAAACTCCTTTAATATATGTACACGAATGGACAAAAGAACAAGTTTTTGATATCTGGATTCAATCTTCATTCTCTCTCTTAAATTCAACTTTAGATTCGAGTCTAGATTTAGATTCAAGATTAGAAGAAATTGCTTATCATTTAGATTTGTGCTCTCAAAATTACGATGTTGCGTATTCTCTTCACTCTGCGCAGATTGAATCAATGCTTGAAAAAAATAATGAACATAGTAAAGAGTGGTTAGAAGCAAATATTGATGATCGATTAACCAAAGTTTTTATGTGGTAAATGAAATTTTTAGACATGTATTTGTAAATAAATACATGTCAATTTTTAAATTGCGGGTGTTACATTACTGTTTATAGGCAGAAGAGGAGTCTTCCTCAGTGATGATAATACATCTGCAAGATTATATTCGCATATAACGCTATAGCAATCAGATATTCCAGAAGATATTATTACTCTTTTTTCATCTTTACTAAGTAAAAGTCCAGAACCAAATTCTATAGGGTGATAATATTCCATAATATCAAATTCTGAGCCTACCATTACAATATCAAATGGTGGAACACTACGAAATACATAGAAAAAATTTTTACGAACAACAGGTCCGTTAATTTGACGTGTGTGAGCAAGAGACAAAAAGAAACTTTCACCTTTAATTGAAATTTTGATAGCTGGAGTTCCTCCGCCAACAGGTTTTTTCAATATTTCATCTCCTCTGATGTTATCAGACGAATAAACTTTTTTACACCATCCAGTCGAAACATCGCATTTAAGAATAATGTGGGGAGAAATAGAATATACAAAATATAATTCCCCACTTACTTCAAATGGCATCCAGTTTTTTTCTTGCTCCTGCATGTTTTCAGTAATTAATTTAATCATATTTGAAGGTTTTAATGGATCACTTACAGGTATAATTATCGGAATATGCATACACCCTCCTAAATAACCTCTAAAATGACCATATAACCATATACCACCTCTAAATGTAAATAATCGAGCGTCTTGAATTCCTTGATTTGTATCTAAACCATTACAAATTTGTTTAGAAGAAAATAAAGGTAATATAGTAAATTTAGGTAACTCTTTTAATTTCCACATAATAACTGTGCTTAAATTTTTTTGATAATTTGGATCATAATTAAGATATTTATTGATTTCTAAATCAACTTGTTTAGAATGAACAAACTCATTCTCTGTGTAATTGCGAGTGCTGCAATCTTTATTTCCTGTAACTCGGCTAACACCTATAATATCACCTGAACTATCAAAAGCAATTGATGAATTGTAAACATACAAGAATAACCGAGATTCTGGATAAATTGAAGTTACATCTGTTAAAAATGGACCAATTTTTAGAGTTTCAACAACTCCAGTAGATAATCCTGTACTTGAAATTTCATTTTTTTGTTCAAGGTCTGAACCTGGATCTGTAGAAATTTTAAAAATATAATAACTAAAAAGGAAAATGCTTAAAACTACAACCACGATGATAAAATTATCAATCATTTTAATAAAAAGCAAGATTAAAAAATAAGTAGAATCTTACTAAATTGTCATATTATTAAATATGACAAAAATCAAATCTAGTATATCATTTCTACAAATCTTAGTTTTCTAACAACTCCGTCAGGATAAGTTCTTTCAATTATAAATGGAATTTTTCTCTCACGAAATTCTTTTTCAGCAATTGAAAGAGCATCAGTCAAACCAATAATGTCAACTAAAGGGGGTGCTCCCAAAGAAATTTGTTCGGCTCTTTGGCCTATAATTCGAACTTTTTCAAACTTTGACAGTCTATTTTCCATTTTATATTTTTTTTAAAAAATTGAAATGCAAATTCATTTTATATTTGTTAGGATTGGCTTAAAGTCACCATTATAAGATAAAAATGACAACTACAGATGTTGATAAAATAATAAATTGTATACCCATTTTAGATGAAGAGTCTGAAGAAATATCAGAAGAAGATGAAGATGAAACTGAAAATTTGTTATCTAAAAAAGTAACAGATTTGTCTCAATCCTTAAAAAAACGTATAAACTCTTTAGAAAAATATCACTCTCTTTACTCAGGAAATTCAATAGAAATAATCAGAACTTTATCATCAATGTATCAAATGAGCGGAAGTAAACTAATAGAACAATTTTTTTTTCTCATATGCACTCAAAAAGTTAGAATATCATCTTTTCTAAAAGTAGAAGCTGCTAAATGTTTACTTTCTTACGAAGATACAGAAAAACCTGATGATGAAAGACTTGCAGAAATCAAAGAAAATAATGAAAAACGTAAAATATTAGGTTACAAAGCTCTTTCGCATATATGCAAAGATCTTTCCGATTGCCCTTCTCCATTTCGCGTTCAATCTATTTTTTTACTAATGAAGTCTCCAACAAATGAAAAAGAATCCGAACAATATTTTGCTGAATTTCTTACTTCAGATAATATAGAATGCGAATTTAGATACTCAAGTATTTTATCTCTTGAAAAAGAAGGTTCTGAAGAAATGAAAAAAGAAATTTACGAATATTCTTCTGCTGTAGATGAAAATATTGAAATAATAAGATCTATATTAAATACCGAATTAAAAAAAGGTACACCTATTCGGCGCATACTAAGAGATATTTCGTATGATGATATCAGAAAAGTATGGAAAACAGTATTAAATGATAATAGAATATGCAGAAAAGATTGGTTTATAGAAAGAGGTCAATTAGCATTCTTTTTTTACAAAAAAAATCCAGTATATTATCGCAATATTTCAGGACAATATTTATTGAAGAGACAAGAGAATGAACTTGATCGAAATGCTACTGAAAAACAAATTCTTGAATTTGCAGAAGATACTAGTCTTGATTATAATCTACGTGCCGATTCAGCAGATATATTACTCAAATTTGGTTCAGACGAAATGAAAGAAAAAGGTAGGGCTATAATTATGCAACTAGGTCGTTCTGACTCTTCTAGTCATCGCACGGTTTTTGATAATGCTCAAAATGTACACACTGAGACTGTAGAAGAATCAGTAAGTGAGATCTTGCAATTTTTAAGCTCTTTTTCTATCAATGTTGACGATTTTTCTAAAGTAAATTCTCATATTGAAAAAATGCTCGAGGAAAAAATGAAAGAAACTAAAAAAGATTCATTATGTAAATGTAAAATTTATGAAGCCGATTCTGAATGTAAAAATGAATGTTCAATTCTGGCAATTAAAAATGAAAAAATTAAAATATCATTACGAAGAATTTTGAT